CTAAACTGAAACCTTCTTGACCAAGGCATCGAACCACGCCTGTTGACTGACCCACTGGAATCCGACGTCTTTCAACACGTCGAACGACAGACCTGAAATTGTGATCGTCGCGCCGTGTCCGTCCAATGGACTCCCGTTGACCGCAAGATGAATCCCAGCCGCGGTGCAGAACGCGACCACGAACCCGCAGATCGCCTTCACACGGGCGGTGGCGTCGGGTGTCAGGAACGACAGCCAGCGCTTCGTCGTCACGTACCGTAGTAGGTAGGACATCGCCAGCGCCCAGATGATCTGGTCAGTCGGGTTCTGGGGCGAGGCGGGCGAGGGTACGGTCGTCACCGCGATCGCGGGCTGACTCGGTGCGCCGGTCGCTGGAGGCTGGATCACCCCTGGCACCTGCTGCACCACCGTCGGCGGTTGACCTTGCTGCCCGTGCAGTCGCGGCGCGTAGATGAGCACGACCCACGCCAGCGCGACGACGACACTTAGTCTCTTCATCGGTTCTCCTTGAGCGAAAGATTCACGGTCCATACGTGGCCGCAGGCGTTACACGTTCCGCGGCCGTTCTTGTCGATCTCTACGCTCGGTGTTGCCGGCGGCCGAAGATTGCTCGCGTGACACTTTGGACACTCGAGCTCCTCGTCCCGCATGGCACTGACGGCCTTGGAGAATTCGAAGTCACCCATCTCAGGCTGTGATCCGGATGACGTCGCCGTCTCGCTCGACAACGCCGATCCCATGCTCCTCGCCGTTCGGTCTCGACACGTGCGGCGCTGAACAGAAGATCTCGCGCGCGGAGCGCCAGTTCTCCCCCTGCTTGATGCGCCAGCCGCGTGGCGTGAAGACGTAGACGAACGGCTTCGCCACGGTCGGCTTGACCTTCGTGCTGTGCATGCTGCCGCCAGGTCTGGCCATCAGAACGCCTCCGTGATGCGATGCTCGTGGAGCCGCCAGACCCCGATCATGTAGGCGACGTCCGGATAGTCGGCGAGCGCGCGCGGTTCAGCGTGGAATGGATCGAGGACGGTGCCGTCAGGCAACAGCACGATGGCGTGTGCACCGCCGCCGCGGACGCCGAGAATGTGCACGGGCGCGAACGACTGGGCCGGCCACTGCGGCCGTGGCCTGTTGTTCCCGATCCATCGGTACTTGCGAGTGAAGGCGAAGCCGTGATCCGAGAGATACGATTCGGCGTCGTACTCGTGGATGCCGCCGCCCTCGCCTTCGAACGTCTTTCCGACGCCGATGAAGTACGCGCGAACCTCCGCGTACGATCGGTCGGTCACCATCGCGAGGCACGCCACGCAGCAGCCGTTCACATCCTCTTGCCGGACATGGCGGACGGCTCGCACGCTGGCTAGGGAGGTCTCAGCGTCCTGCGCGCGCTTCGATTGCTTCAGTGTGTTGTCGATCGACGCTTCGAGCTTCCGCTCGAGCTCGGCGACCTTCGAGTCGACGTGCGCCTGGCCGGCCGGCATGACCGACAGGTCGAGATATGTGCCGCTCCCGGCGATATGGATCGACCAGCCGAGCCGACCGTGAGGCTTCGGCTCAGGAGACCGACGCAGGTAATTCGTCGGCTCGGCCTTCTCGTCGTTCATCACGAACGCTGTATGGCCGGTGATGCGCTGGGCCTCGAGGCGGATCGCTTCTGCGAGCTCGAGCGCGTCGACGGCTCGATCGAGCCACGGCACCGCGATCACGTCGATGTCGCGCGCGAAGCTGCCGTGGTACGCCAGCGCATAGCCTTTCGATCGCGCGACGGCGCGCAGCGCCGGCAGCAGCTCGCCGGCGAGCGCGTAGACAGCGTCGGCCTTCGAGGTGTCGCGGATCGGCGCGGCCTCGCTCACCGAATGACTCCGTCGATGATGTGACCGTGCCAGCCGCAGCCGCTTGACGCCTTACCTTCGTCATCGACACTGCGGCAGTTGATCGACGGCGTCAGCGTCGGGCGGTCCTTGTCGCCGTTCCAGCCCCAGACGTAGCACGCGTCCTTCGACGGCCGCTCGACTGGAGATGGCCCCACGAGGACCGAGCACCGGCGATTGTTCGGGCAGACGAAGATGATGTGACCGTTCGCGCCGGGATAGCCCTGCACGCTGTGGCCAGGGCCAGCATTGATGTCGAACGATCCGATCGGTTCATCCGCCGGCCATTCGTCGCGCTCGTCGCGGACCATGTTGCCGTGCTCGACGTGGGCATCAGCCATCGGTGTTGCTCCGCAGCTGGCCAGTCATCAGAACTGCCCGCTCTTCGCTCTTAGCCTTCGCGATGTAGGCGATCATGTTGCCGACGCGTGATCCCTCGACGAGCGGCGGACGACAGCCGCCCAGCGCCTGTTCAAGCTCGATGATTTGGGCTTCGTGATCGTTGTTCGCGCTGGACAGCGTGGCGATGACTTTGGCCGGCGTGCAATCCGCGTCGAAGCCGCCGCCGAACCCGGCCTCAGCCGCGGCCTGCTCGGCCTCGGTGAGGGTGGCGATCTTTGCCTGCAGGTCGTTCCAGACTTCCCACGTGTGCCGACCTCCGTGACCCTTCTTCCGGTCACAGCGTTCCATCGTCGGCGCTTGCGCGTAACAAAGTTCGCACGTCGGATGCGGCACGTCCGGAACCTTCACGACGTTCACCGTGCACCTGCCGGATACGGCGTGTCGATCGCCCCGCAGCCCATCGCGCGCAGCGTGCGCCAGACGACCGGAACTTGATCGAGCGGCACCTGTCCGCGGACAAATTGATAGGTGTAGGGTTCAAGGCAATGCACGCCCCAGGGACCGCGCGGCGTGCCCTTCTTCATGTACCAGGGCGGACTCGGATCGTCGTCTGCTGGTTGATTCGACGGCCGCACGTACGTGCCGCCTTTCGACGTCGGCCCGAGGAGCCGCGCGAGGACTTGCCAGTATTGATCCCAGTTCGTCGGCGGCCAGGAATTGCCTTCCCAGTCGACTTCGTCGAGCGCCTGCCCAGCCGGCGAGTTGAAGTTCACGTCGCCGCAGCCGTCGCCGCCGCCCCAACACGGATACCCGCTGGAGAACTCCAGCGCGATGACGCAGCCCGGACACGCGGCGCGCGTCGCGAGGATCGCGTCATCGATCTGCGACGGCGGTTGCCATCCTGGGACGCACGAGTCGTAGCACATGCGCAACTTCACGTACGTCGTGAGGTCGACCGGATCTGTCGGCTGCGGCTGCAGCGCCTTGACGATCAGCGGCATCGCCCACATGTAGTAGGAGAAGCCGTTGTCGCCCGACATGAAGACGACGGGCACGAAGGGCTTGCCGTTCGCCGCCTGGTGCAGGAGGACGTCCTTGATCGACGCGCGGAACCCGACGACGTCCGCGCTCGCATAGTCGGCGCCGGCGAAATAGTTCTTGGGCGGCACGAGCTGGCCGCTGCCGTACGGCTGGCCGCCTTCGCCATAGTCCCAGGTCGCCGAGACGGTGATGTCCGTGTCGCCCCACGACGCGATCTGCGGATACGAATCGATGCGATCGTCAGCGCTCAGTGACACCCACGCCGTCGGCCACCAGTTCAGATCGCCGAACTGCGCCGTGTGTAGGACCGCGCCCTGGAAGCTCTCATGCGAATCGAGGATCTCCTGACGGCTCGCCGGCGGCGGAAGAGGGGGCTGCGCCGGCTCCAGGTCGATGAAGTTGTGCTCGCGCGCCGCGTAGTCGACCAGGTGCACCGTCCCGGAGTCGTACGGCTGGTAGCCGTCCACGGTCACGTACACCGACGCATCGCCGGTCGGATCCTGAAGCGTCCAGATGGTGTAGCCGTCGCCGTTCGTCGTCTCGACGTGGTTGTCAGCCGGCGAGACGTGCGTGTTGACCGTGATGACCTGACCAGCGATCGGTCCGCTCGGACCACGCAGGCTGATGTCGAAGGGCCGCGTGGGAACCGACACAGGCGGAGGTCCTGGCGGCGGGACGGGCTTCGCCGGCGCCGTGGCGCAACCGGCGCACCACCACGTCAGGAACAACAAGGCCACCACTACGAGAGCCCATTCAATGACGTCCCATTTGAAATCCTTCCGTCTCTGCTCCTCGAATTCCTGAGCGAGATCTCCGAGCGCCTCGTGTCCGTCCATCTGTCTTTTCCTTCTGACCGAAAAGAAAAAGCCGTCGCCACCGCCGCGCATCGAGCGCGATCGGCAGAGACGGCCTTCTCTCCGCGGCCTGTGTCGATCGATTTCCTCACCCTGGCGGATGCGGCACTGACGACGGCCTGTCGTCAGGTTCGGCCTCCCGGCCTATCGATCGGTCAGTTCGTGTCCTACGTCGTTGACCTCATTGCTGTGGCAATCGCACGAAGACCACATGACTGGGCTCAACGTGAATCAGATGTTCGAACACGCCGGTCCCGTTGGTGCTCAGCCCGTCTTCTGAGGTGTTGCCCGCGATCCCGGCGAATCCGACCTCAGAGACGATGGTCACGATGCCGACGTGGTGCGCATGCCCGACATCGGTGATGAAGAAATACAGGTCGTCTGGCTGCGGCGCTGCGACGATGAACCCTTTGAAGCGCGCGTCCGAGAGCTTCAGATCGCACGAACCGGTCCGCCTCGATGGCGCTTTTCCGTGATAGGCGATGTCCTCGATGAAACTGACAAAGTCGCAGCACCACGAATCGCCGTCCTGGCCGCCGGAGAACCGTTGAAATAGTGATACCCATGCCCCACGATTCGGCCCTTCGGTCTCTCGAACGAAGTTCAGACGGCGCGCGATGGCGCTCAGACTCGTGATCATCGTCTCCTCTGTTGGCCGCGGATGATCTGCTCAAGCAACGCCTTCTGGTCATTGAGCTGCCGCTGCACACTCTCGAAATGTTGGTCGTTGACGTCCTTCCGGACGAATCCATCATGCGCGAGATGGTTATCGGACTCGTTGTTTCTTACGACTTCGCGCAGGGCGACCACATCGCGCCAGTTGTAGCCGGCCGTGAAGATCGCCGAGGCGAGCGAGATGATCGCGAGGATCGCCTTCAGGTCGAGCTTCATCGCGCGCGGCGGCTCTGGCGGATCTTCCCGGCGGTCGTCGTGTTGACGACGTTCCTCCTCGGTGCGCTGGTCCCATCGCATGGGCCAGCGCGGGTCATCAGGAGCGTGCGAAAGATGCAAAGACGTCATCGGCTTTGTGTCCCCTGGGTTCGATCACTCAATTGCACTTCGACTCAAGACCTACGCGACGGTAAGTGCGGGGAAGGCATTGCCGCCGCCGAAGCTTCCGCTCGCGGCCCGCCCGACGAATACCCACGACTTGCGTCCCAATGGGTAGTACAACTGCCAGCGCGTCTCTGGGTCGAAGAGCGCGTTGACGTTTTCATCGGTCAGCGCGCGGCTGTAGACTCGCGCGTCACTGACCTTGCCATCGAGAAAGCCTCCCAACACACCACCGGCATACCGCGCGCCGATGCTCGTGAGGTTCAGCCCTGAGACGACTTCGCTCGTGGTGTCGGTCCCTTTCCCGGTGCCATCCAGATACGCCGCGCGAGCATTCGAGGCTGAGAACACCCCGCAGGCGTGGTGCCACGCGCTGTCGGTGTAGAAGGTCGGCGTGGCGGCGAATGCACTGGCGGCCGCTGCTGTCACGCTGTTCGCTTCGATGTGACTCGCCACGTCAAAAATCAGTTGATGCCGTGCCGTCCCGGACTGCACGCCGAGCGCGAGGATCTCCGCGTTCGCCGCCGTGTTGATCCATGCCCACGCGGCGAGGGTGAGCGGCTCCGCGCTGACCGGCACCCCAGAGGCAGAGAGCCACTGTGACGAGGCCGCCGTAAAATTTGGGACGAGCCCCTGCGACTGTCCGCTGCGTGGATGCTCGCCTTTCCAGGGTGTCGCGGCATTATTCGTGAGCGAGAGGAGATTCCCAGACCAGTCACGCACGAGACCGTTGAGTTCGGCCATCGGCCACCACGCCACGAGCCCCTGCGCCTGCGCGCAATCCTTATTGAGCGCATAGGGCCGAGTCGGCCGTCCAAAGTCCCAGGGGCGCGTGCGCCTGATATACATCTACTGAATCTCGTCCGGCACCGGCGTGAGAGTGAAGGTGTGATCGGTGGCTGTCGCCGAGAGCGCTTGCCCCAGCGCGTTCCACCAGACAACTGACACGTAGCGATCCCGGATCTCTACGAGTCCAGACGCAATCTGGACTTCTCCGTTGGTGATGGAATCCGCGTTTATGGCGCCGACGTACTGGAGGTTCCGGCGTTTATCAGCCGAGGCGAAGGCCGCGTCGGCCGTGCCCAGGTTGCCGTCCTCGTCCGTGCCGTCCGATGTCGCGAGATACACCTCGAGTGGCGTTCCGACGGCTAGGGCCGCTGCCGCTTTTGTGTGCACACGCCACTTGTAGAGGCTTGGCTTGCTGCCGGCGCCGCGATCCCATCGAGCCGAGATCCGTCCTGCGCCGTTCGCGACGCTCGTCGGCGTGAACGTCACGTCGCCGAGGGATGACTTGAAGACGATTGGAGTTTCCGAGGCGCCGTAAATCTTGTTTGACATAGCTCTCTAGAAATTGAAGGCCCCGTTGCCAATGTATTTGTTCAGCACCGCTGAGAACAGGAACGTGAACAGATCCGACTGATTGGCGCCCAAGGTCAGCGTCGGCGTCACACCGCCTGGCCACACGACGTTCGCCGGCCAGCTCACCGTCCGGCTCCCGGTGCCGTCCTGTTGGAGGAGCAGCACGTAGCGGCCGCCCCCCTTCGGATTCGAGAAGGTCAGCGTCACCGGTGCCGCGTTGAGCAGCAGGTAGTGTTCGTTTCCGGCGTTCCAATCAATCGTCGCGGCGCCAGCCGCCGCAGTGTCGGTGATCTCAGGCGAATAGTACTGGCCTGAAATCTTGAGGGCGGCCGACGCGTCAGCCGCCACACCAATGCCCAGGCGCGCGACCCGTGGCGTGCTGGCGGTGTTGATCGTCGCCGCTTGCGAGCCGCTGCCGGGCCCCGCCAACACCTCGCCCGTCAGTTGCGAGATCCCAGCGGAGACGGAGAGCTGAGAGAACGCGATCGCCGTCGTGTTGAGCGTGCCACCGACGTTCGACGTGCACAGCCAGAGCGTGTCCGCGTTCGCGGTGCCTTCTTCAGCCGCGATGAGCGTGCCCGGGTGCTCATCGTAGGTGTCGAACTCGCTGAAGCGCGCTGGCGCGACGCCGACGACGTACACGCCGTTCTGCGCTGGCGTGCTTTGGTCCTTCACCAGCACGAGATCGCCGGTGGCCAGCGTCACGCCGTCGAGCGTGTCGCCGTTATTCAGGGCCGTGCTGATCGTGATGTTCGCGGTCGTCGCGGCCCGCACACGCGCGCGCTTGCCCAGGTTCACGGCCAGGCCGTCGACGTAGTTCTTCGTGGCGGCGTCCTGGCCGCTGGACGGGTCGGTGACGCTAGAGATCCGACCGTCGTCCTGGACGATCGGCGCGCTGTTCTGCAGCGCCTTCCCCGTCGTGCCGCTGTAGCGCGCGATCGCCTTGTTGGTGGAGCTGCCAGGCCCGACGACATCACCACTCGATGGGACGGGCGACGGCGTCGCCTGGCTGCTGCTGCCGCCGCTGCCTGACGGCGCGCTCGTCGGCGCGGACCCCGTCACCACACCCAACGCGAAACTGATCGACAGGGGATCGGTCAGCAGTCGGGTTTGGTCTTCGGCCTCGAACACGACCACGCGGCCCTGCGCATCGGATCCGGCGCGACCCTTCACGCCCTGGATGCGTACGAGCCGCTGGGTGCGGCCGCCGACGTTCTTGAGCGCGACGATGTACATCGTCGACCCGAGCTCGAACGGCGTGTTGAAGCCACGCATCCCGGTCGGGACGCTGTAGATACGCGGCGCCTCGGCGGTGCGGCGGAGTCTGTGCGCCAGGATGTCGGCCGCCGCGTTTGTGCCCGCCTGGTAGTCGATGACGTCCGTCGCGACGTTGCGGCCGCGGATGAAGTGCAGCTCCACGGGCTGCGCATAGACCTTCCCATGCCGATCGACTGACGCCTGGTGGAAGACTTCGTTGAATCCGGTCTGCGCGCTGCGCCAGCCGCCTGGCTCGCGGCCGCAATAGTCCGGCGTGTGGCTGAACCGAATCGCATTAGCCAGGTTGAGATCCTGATCGTCAATGCCGAGCGCGTTCCCGCTCTCGTCCAGAATGTCGTTCACGTCGTCGAGCGTTTCCGCAGCGGCCGCGGCGGTCGTCGGGTCATCCTCAACCTGCGCGATCATGAACTGGATGTCGCTGTTGAAACCAGAGTCACAATCGTTTGCGAGGTCCAACCGCTTCACGAGCTCGCCGTAGGAGATGCGCTCGTTGTTGGCGCCGACGATGAAGTCGAGACGGTATGGCGCACCGATGCGGCTCGTTTGCTGCGCCTCGACGTGATCGAAGCTCACCTCATTCAGCATCGACAGGGTCGGATTGTCTGGGAAGTTCGGCGCGTCCAGCAGCGCGCCGCCGCGGTAGTCGCCCTTGATGTAATTCTTCCAGCTGTCTTTGTAGATCTGCGGCCCGCTGGTCAGGAGCGCGCCCAACTTGTCCATGCGGCCGTACGCGTTCACGGCGAACGGGACGCCCTGGTGCGTGGGCGGCGCCGGCGTCAGGCCGAGTGCCCAGTCGCGGAAGACGCCCTGCAGTCCGACGACCGTGTAGTCGCGGCCGTTCCTGCTGATGAAGGTGCCGGTGAACCCGACCTCGGTCCAGCGCGCGCCACCGGGCACCGCGATGCGCTCGTCGCTCGCCCCCAGCGTGGTGACGTTGACGACGGTGTCCCAGAAGTTCAGCGAGACGAATGGGCTCCCGCCCGGCGCGTAACACGCGTGCCCGGTCCACAGCATCAGCGCCGTCCGGCGCCCGTCGAGGATCTCGTCGCCGATGAACTTCATCGGCCCCTGGCCCTGGCCGACGCTGCTGGTGGCGCCCGTCAGGTCGGTGATCCCCGCGCCAGTCCACGCCGGCAGGGTCGCTTGGAAGTCCGCCCCGAGGACTACCCCGTCGTGCGTGACATTGTCGTGCGTGATGTACACGACGTGATGCGCCGTGCCTGGCGATCCGTAGGGATCGAAGTCAGGCGAATCCGCGAGGAAGACGTAGTAGTTATCGAAGGTCGCGTTGCCGTTGAAGTTGACGCCGGCGCCGCTCGGGTTCGAGTAGTCATCGTCACGCGCGAGGTTGTTGCCTTGGTTCGACAGCGGGCTCAGCTTGTTCGTGGACGCCTTGTATCCGGCAACGAATGACCAGCGGCGGCCGGACGGATTCAACGCATCGCGCAGGTCGCCCGGCCGCCCGATCTGCCCGACGATCGTCGGGGCCGGCAACGCGAGATCAACGGCCGGCAGGGTGACGCCGGCACCGGCCACCTTCGTATCAGTGATGAGCCCGAAGGCGAATGGCACCGGTGTGCCGACCGCAGCCGGCACGGTGTGCGCTGGAATCTGCACGACCGCATTGCCATCCGAGAGGCCTGAGAGCAGCGCCGGACTGATGACGATCGAGACCTCGGCGGTCTCCGCAGCGACGAGTTGCTCGAGCGTCGCCGCACTCTTCGAGCTGCTCGAGATGCTGTAGACGTCGGCGCCGGCGCCAAACGTCACCGTGTCTCCCGCGGCAAACTGCCCGATTCCGGACCGGACCAGCACCGTCGTCGCGCCGGCGCTGTGGCCGCCGTTGACGACGTAGTTCTCGGCCGACGATGGCACCTTCGTGTCGGCGCACCCTGGAAAGTCGTCGATGTTGACCGAGGCCTTCGGGATCTGCGCCTTGTCGTTGTTGACGGCCAGTTCCGCCGAGAGCGTGTCTTCGGCGACGAACTGCAGTGTCTGATCGCTTTGCCAATGGTGTTCGCGGACGACGCCGCGGAACAGGACGCGGGGCGTCAACTCGGCGCGGCGGCCGGCGTCGGTGATGCCTCGACAGACCACCGCCATGCCATCGAAATCGCGCGTGGGTGAGGCCGCGGCCAAGGCGCGCCAGGCGCCGAACTCATCGAAGAGGCTGAATGTAAAGCTCGGCACCTCGTGCTCGCCGTACCGATCGGACAGCCGGCGATCGATTTCGCCAAGCTCGGTGACGATCCCGAGTTTCAACCCGTTGAAGTACTCGAAGCGATCCGGCAGATCGCTGTCGCTGATGACGTGGACGGTGCCGGCCTGATCGGTAATCTCGATCCAGGTCAGGTCTACTTCCCCGCCGTTGACCAACTCGGTCGGCGCCAGCCCGCCGCCACGCACGACGACGAGCGCGATCAGGTGCGTCACGCGGGCCACCGCCGTGACGCCGGCGAGCTCGTAGCCCCACTGCATCGCGTTCCAACCGGCCGCTGTCCAGGCCGCACCGGATGGCGTCTTTTGATAGAAGGCCGGCGTGAGCACGTGCGCGTACGAGGTCGCGAGCAGCGCAGAGGCTCCAACCGTATCGGAACCCGCCTCACGTGCGATCGGTTCCAGGCCGGCCGTCGGGTCGCCACTCACCTTGCGCCCCTGAATAATCAGGGCGTTGAAGAGCACTGCGGCGCCTGGGTCCACGGGCTCGACGGTGAAGGTATCGATCGTGCCGATGACGGTCGACGCGTTGTACGAGGCGTCGTCATCAGCTGTCGGCTCGTCGACCATCGCCACGTTGCTCGCGGCGACGGCCGGCGTGAAGCCTTGATGGGCACCTGGCGCGATCGGTTTCGCGCCCAGCACCTGATAGCCTGGTCCGATCGGCGCGTTGTTCTCCGCGCCACTGCCGTCCATCCAGACCATGTTGGCGAAATCGGTTGTACCGACGTCGACACCGGCGCCGATCAAGTGACCGTTCCACTGCGAGGCGCCGGTGAGTCGCGTGTTCTGTCCCGTCAGGGTAAAGACGTTCGTCGGCGTCGAGCTCCCGATCGCATAGGCGTCGAGGGTGATCGTCCCAGCCGAGGAATGAATCAGCACGCGGCCGCTGAGATGGATGTGACCGCCGAGCGGCACCACGTAGGACGAGTCCGCGATCACGACCGCTGTCGTCTGGTGCCCGCGCTGCACCCGCAGCGTTCCGTCCGTGTTCAGGTGAAACTCGACTTGGATGTTCGCGTCGACGTTCCCGGCGCCGTCGAGGATCGAGATGATGCGGTTTTCGGTCGTCGGATACGCAGAGACCCGAAAATCGACTTCAAAGATCGCGACCGCCCCAGACACCCACGTCATCGAGCCGCGCCAGACCTCGTCGACGCGATTGCCGCTGAATCTCAGCCCGGGCGAGCCGCTCGGCCCGAAGGCCCCGAGCGAGATCGTGCCGTTCTCGACGATGGAGGTGTACGCGCGCGTGAGCTGTGCCTTCGTGCACCAGCTGAAGTTCTCTGCCCAGACGCCAGCCATCTACAGCGGCGACGGCGTCGGCTCGAGGCCGCGACCGTCCTCAATCAGATCCAGGTGGACCGCGTTGCTCGCGATGTAGTGCCGCTTCATGCTCTGCGCGGACTGCGTGTGCAGGTACAGGCTCGCTTCGTTCTTCGTGCCGTCAGGAATGAACAGCGACGGGCGCCCGGCCGCGTCCAGCATCCAATCAAAGACGTCCTGGGCGGTCTGTGGCGTGGCCGGGTCGAGATCACCTACAAACGAGTAGACCGTCGTGCCGAGCGGCGTACGGAGGCGCTTATAGGCCGTCTGGTGTTCGATGCGCGGCTGGTCGAACCCCAGCTGATGATCTTTCTGGACGTTGCGATCGAACCGCCGTAGGGTGCTCCCAAGCCAGACGTCGCCAACGGCCAAGGGGACGGGATTGGTCCCCACCACCACCAGACGCCAATAGCGATACGGGCCCCAGCCGGCCAGCCCCGCCAGATCGAGCCAGGGTTGCCCCGGGAAGCGGTCGGCGCGCCACGCAGGAATCGTGAATGCCGCCTCGAACGACGGCCCGCCCCAGGCATTCGTCGCGTTCGCCTGCAGCCGCACGTCGAGCGCCGCCTGGAAGTTGTGATGGGCGATGGCGGCGATCGCGATGCTCTTCGCCGTGGTCATATCGAAGAGCCAGGCCCCTGACGCCTCGTTCAACTTCGACGGCCGCGCCGCGTTGTAGTCGGCGACCTGACTGGCCGGATAGCCCGTCGCGGCGGTGCCAGTTTCGATTGAGATCGCGGCGGTGGCCGCGAGGTTATCGCTGTACCGGCTGTGGATGACGGCAACGGTCGACATTAGGCCGCCTTCACGCCGAGCCGCGCGACGATCTCGCGGCGGAATCCGCCATCACGACGCAGCTTGTCCATGAACTTGGGGATGATGACGTCGTCGAACCGTCGCTCGACGGCGTCGGCGACGTCGCTCCCCGACGCATCGCCGCTGACGTTGATGTCGCCAAACGACATACTGAACATCGCCGTCGCACTGCCACCGGTGGCCGACGCCGGCGCCTGCCCGTGATTGAGCCGCGCGAGGCCATCGACGCCGAGGATGCCCATCCCGGTCGTGTTGACGACGCCTTCGTCCTTCGTCAGCATGGCCGGGATGGTGTCGGTTCCGCGCGGCATGAAGCGCAGCAGATTTCCGCGAGCCGGACCGCCGCCAGCGAGATACCGCACGCCGCGATCCGTCACGAGGCCGCCGCGCGCGATGGGGTGCGCGTCACCGATCCCGCCTTGGGTCCAGTCCGTGCTCGCGCCCATATCTGTGAAATCCCGTTTCATCTGCTCCGTGATCGTGATGACCTTCGACGACGGGAGGCCGTTCAGACCGTTCGCTACGTCGTTCAGGCCGCCGACGAGTCCGCCCTTTCCCGTGAGGGTATCGATCAGTTTCTGGAGCGTGTCGTTCAGCGTCTTGAGACCGGTGTCGAGCGGCGTCGCCTCGAATTTGATCCCGGTGATGTCCGTGATCGCCTTGCCGTTGTCGTCTAGCAACTTGCCGGAATCGATCAGGTTCTGAATCAGCGGCTTCATGTTGTCGGGGATGGCCGTGCCGAAGTTTTTCGAGTCCGAGACGAGCTTCGTAATCGATCCGGACATCCCGAAGAGGATGCCGCCGACGTCTCCGCCCGCATCGGTCAGGGCGGTGAAGTCGTCGAAGATCTTCTTCGCGCTGGAGTCGATATTGGCCTGCTGGAACTTCGGACCGAGACCCGCGAGCGTGATGCCGTACCCAGCGGCCATCGACGTGAGCGACGCGTAGTCAGGCGCCGCGGTCTTCATCAACCCTTCGAGCGCTGTCTTCTCGTCGTCGGTCAGACCCTTCATCGTCAACAGCGAATTAATCGTGGCCTTGACCGAGTCCGGGATCTTCCCGCTGTATCCTTGGTAGGCGCTGACGACGGCGTCGACCGCCGTTTTTGTGTCGGTGATCTTCTGTTTCTGATCGTCGAACGCTACGTTGATCTTGTCGAGCGCGGCCTGCGTCGCGGCCGCGCCCTGTTTCTCGGCCGCCATGAGCGCGAGGATGTCCGCATTGGCCTGCGAGGCTGAGCGACCCGTCGCGGCGTACGCTGCGCCGATCGCGGCCGACATCTGATCGAATCCGCCGAAGGACTGTTCGAAGGTGGCCTCCACCTTCCGGCCGGCGAGCTCGTCGGCGCTCGGGCCCCCGAAGAGCGCCTTGATCGCTTTAATCGCGCCGGTGACGCCGGCGACGACCGCGCCGAAGATGTCCCCCTTCGCCAGGCTCTTCGAGATCCCTTCGAACGCGGTGATGCCGATTTGCCCCAGCTCGCCGAACTTGCCACCGATCGTGCCGAGGATCTGTGACGCACCATCCAGTACCGTGAACGCGCGATTCCACGCCTCAGCGGTCCCATCGGCCTCACGGCGCGCGGCGTCAGAAATGGCCTTGAACTTCGCGATCGTGCTGGCCTTGTACTTTTCTGGATGGTCGGCCATCTCGAGGTAGGTGTTCGACGCTCTGTCGGCTGTTTGCTGCAGCGATTCGACCGTGTTATCGCGAAGGGCTTTGTTATCGATGTAGAGATCGTTGACTTGGTTGTCGGCGGAGGCCTTGATGATCGCGTCGAAGATGACCCGCTGATCGGCAGTCCCTTTGAACGCCACCATCTGCGCTTGGGCCCACTCTCCGATCTTCGTGACCTGATAGTCCGTGCTCGTCATCGTTTGTTTGTCGAGCTCGTCGTACATCTTCGCGCCCGCCGCAGTGATAGCGCTGCCGCCGGCGAGGAACGCGGCGTTCTCGGTCTCGTGCTCAGCCTTCACCAGGTCGTCGTAGTACTTGATCGCGCCAGCGAGAATCTTGTAGTTCGACACCGCCATCAGCGTGCGCAGGTTCTCGGTCTGTTGGACCTCCTCGACCTGGTGTTTGTAGACCTCCATGATTTTGGAGATTTCGTCGATGTTGAATTTTTGCTGGAGGTAGTACTTGATCGCTTCGACTTGTTCGCCTGAGAGATCGTTCATCGAGCTCGCCGCGTTCGCATTCGCCTCGGCGAACCGCTTCTGCTCAGCGGCCGCTTCAGAAACCGCCCGCTTGTGATCCTCGTAGGCCTTCTTGGCGATCGAGAGCACGCCATCGGTGATGTTGAGGTCGTTGATGATGGCTTCGTTGCTCGTCCCGAGCTCGAAGGCGGCATTGAGGTTGGCGCGCTGCTCCGTCGTGAGATTCCGGTAGCCTTCCTTGGCGGCCCCAAGGGCCTGCACGAATGAGGGCGGCAGGGCTGGCGCCGCCATCGAGGGCAATTTGATGTCGACCTGTTTCGCGAGGCTCGCCGCGATGTCCAGTAGGAACTTTTGGGCGTCGCCCCCGCCGCGCAGCAGCGCCTGATATGCGGCCATCTGTTCGTCGGTCAGCTTGCTGATCGTGTCGCGGGCGATCACGGCGTTGCCGAGCCACGAGGTGACGTTGGTCACCTGTCGCTGGTAGAACGCGTCCCACGCCTTGCTGGCTCGATCGACAGCCTTCAGTTGGGCGTCGCTCGAGAGAGTCGCCGCCTCCGCGATCTTCGAATAGCCGGCGACGACCGCCGGCATGATGTCCTTGGCCGTCTTCCCGAACAGCGCCACCGCGGCGGCGTTGCGCTTCTGCGGATCCTCCATCCGCTCGAGCGCTGACACAACCATGTTGAACTGCTCGTCCGGCGATGCGGCACGCAGGGCCGCCCAATCCAGGCCGAGTTCTTCCGCGCCCTTGCGGGCCTTCGCGGTGCCGTCGGCGACGTTCACGCCCATCTTGAAGGCGGCGTTGGCGAAGGACTGCATGTCCGAATCGGTCTGCTTCGCGACGTACTGCATCTGCTGAATCGTCGTGGTCGACAGGCCGGTCTTGTCCGAGAGCTGCATAACCGACCGCGCACCCTCGATAGCCGCGTGACCCAGATCCGTGAGTGTGCTGACAGCCTGGCTGGCGAGGCTCGCCGCAGAGAACGCTGCGAAGACCTGCCCGAACACACTGGCGACCATGCCGCCGGCCTTCGCCGCTGGATTGGCTGCGTTCTCGACGGCGCGGAGCTGTTCGGCCGTCGCCTGCATGAGCGGAGGGATCGGTTCGCCGGCGGCGCGCAGCTGCGCCATGGCCGCCTCGAGCGTCTTCAGGCCGCGCGCGGCGTCCCCGGCGGTCATCGTGCTTGTGCCAACCTGATCAACGGCGGCGACGATGTTCCTAGCGTTCTGAATGATCGTGTTGCTGTTCGCCGCCCAGGTGGCGGCGAGCTTCGCGACGGAAGGACCGAGCGCCTCGATGCTCGCCTTGCCTTCGGCCAGATTGGCCTTCAGCTCGGCCGTGTTCGCGGCGATCCGGATCGCGAGCTGCGGTGTCGATCCCGCCATTTACCGGCCGACCTCGTCGAGCCACGCCTGCATCCGATCGATCAGGCGGCGCAGGTGCGGACCTTCCTCGAGTTCTGCCGACGCGAAGAAGAACGGCTCCGCGTACATGTAGCGCGTGCCGAATTCCAGATACTTGTCGACGGGTGCCTGCACGTGGGCGCGATAGCCGAGGACGACGTAGCCCATGCCGTCGCGCGTCATTTCCCAGTGGATGCCGGACTCGGTCTGCCCGGTCGCCCGCGCGACTCGCCGTTCAGCCTCGGCGACGATCCGCTTGGCCGTGTCGAGCGCGACCTCGCGCGTCACGAAGTCCGCGGACTGCGCGAGGCGATCGAGCATGCTGATGGCCTCGGAGGCGTCGATGGAAGCCGTGAACATGTCAGCCAGGTGTCATCCCCTCTCGTTTTATTCGCGCGGCGATCTCTTCTTCTGCAAGCTCACCATCAATCTCGTCGACGAGCAGAAAGAGCGGCGTCTTCGGCAATCGCTTCCGTGCTTCGTCGGTGTCCGCCGCGTCCACGAGTTCCTTCGCATAGCGATAGGACTTAGCCTCGAGGACCTCGTCGAGCATCCCGGTCGGTAGCCGTTCGAGCTCCTGCACGATCTCCGTCAGGAACCGGCCCTGGAAGGCATCCATGAGGACGGCCAACCAGAGCGTGGTCGGATACGGCGCGTCATCGTCGTTATTCAGTGATCGATGGCACGCCGTCAGCCTTTTTTTGTGCCGCCTCCCGCTCCTCTGGCGTCAGAAACAGCGACGGCTTCGTGAGCTTCAGGACTTCCGTGGCGAAGAAATCGACGGCTTCGTCGCTCAGCGAGTCGATCGCCGGCACGCGCATCACCGTAATCTTCCGACCGTCCGACGTCGGCTCTTCGACGGCCACGCGCTCGAGGCTCTCCTGATACGTCCACGCCTTGATGCCGTCGTACAGCAGCGTGTACTTGTCGTAGCCGTTGAGCGGATCGTCCTTAACCTTCTCGATCTCGCCCTTCGCGGTCGCCGGGTCCTTCTCGAACAGCGTTTGGATGTCCTTCTGGACCTTCGCGCCGCCACGGACCTGGACGTCGGCGATCAGCTCGTTGAAGAACGCTTTCTGCGCCTTCCCGAGCTGCCGGCCGTTCAACTGCTGGACAGTGACCTCGTGCGGTTGGTCGAACGGAATCTCGATGGTCTTGGTGGCGCGGGCAAACGGTGACGACATGATTCGTGTCCTCTCTCTTCCAGGTGAAACGGCGCACGGCGGGTGCGGCCTCTCGTGACCGCACCGGCCGCCGCAGTGACTGCTGGCGCTTCCGCGCCCTATCCGATTACGACCAGACCGCCAGGCCGGCCTGCATGAGCGTCGCGCTGTAGCCGGTCAGCTTGCCGTTGGTCAGCACGGGCTCGTACTCCACTGCATAGACCTCGACGGTGAGGTTCTTCACCCCGTCCGGCGAGATGACGAGCGTCCGCGTCGCGTCCTGCGGCGTGGTCTCCAGCGTGGAGAACATCGCATGCGGGCCGGTCGTCGCCGTCGTGTCGTAGTTGCCCGCAATCGTGACGGGGCCGAACTTCTGTTTGCCCACGGGCGTGTTCTGCTCGTTGGCCATGCCGAAGGGCGAATTCTCCTCGGTTATCTGCGTGATCTTGAGGCCGCCGATCGTCAGGACGTTCGGGGTGAAGATGCGCGGCGTGCCGCCGTGGTCGTCGAGCGTGATGACCGCGCTCGCTGATCCGTACTTTCCAGGCATGCGAACTCTCCCTTTACCGCGAGGCCGCGGCTCGTTGCGCCTTCGTGGCGCGCGCTACTATCCACTGTTCCAGCGACCGCCGCAGCGCTCCGGCCTGTCGCACGACTCCCATCGCCGCCTGATACTCGATCCCGTCGTCGGTCCGGGCGATGGCATCCCAGTGCGCCCGGGCCGTCTTCTCCAACGAGGCGACCAACACGGTCTGTCGGGCGATCTCGGCGTCCGTCACGGCGTTACCCGCGCGCGAACATCGAGAAGAGCGTCAGGCTTCCCGCGCCCGTGACCGCCCCGTCGAAGCAGAGGTACCGGTTCACCGTCCCCGCGCACGTCATCCGCTGCGCGTTGGTCGGGCCGGCCGCCACGTTCGCGAAGACCGTCAGGTCCGCGTATGTCGTGTCGTCCGCGGAGTGCCGGACCTTCCCGATGAAGCCGGTGAAGCCAGCGAACGCCGTGATCTGCTGGTAGCCCGCGCCGCCGTTGACGGTGCTGCTGCGCACGAACGATCCGCCCGTGCCCGCACCGGTGCTCGCGGACGTGTCGACCGGGACCGAGAACGTCGTCGGCGTGAGGACGGTGACGATCTGCTCGGCGTTGATGTTCGGACCGGCGAGGGTGTTGCCTGACGGCAGAATGATCTGGCCGCTCGTCAATCCATGTGGAACGGTCGTCGTCACCACACAGGGATTCGCCTTCGTGGCCGAGGTGATCGGAATGACCACTTGCGACGGATCCAACGTGGAATCCACTGACGTCCCGAGCGTCTTCGTGTTCCAGCTCGCCGCCTTGACGGCCGTGGGCTGGATGATCTGTCCGCGCTCGACGAGGCCCGCGAGTAGGTGTTCCGCGTTGGCCTTGGTCAGCTTGCTCAGCTCGAGCGCCGCTTCGTACGCCACGCTGAACGCGCCGGCGACGCCATAACAGACGGCGCCCATCGTGTTGCCGACGATGCCGATCGACATAATGCGCGGCGTCGCCTGCGGCGTCGTACCGAGCTTGGTCGCCATCGCATCGTGGATGTTGAGGGCCGTCGTATCGAAGAACGCACCGGTCTGGGTGACGGTCGCCCGCTGTTTGCCGACGGGCAGGAACAGTTCGGAAAGATCCCCGAGGCCGTCCGTCTGCTCGGTCAATGACGTGATCTTTAGCGCGAGCGTCTTCAGCTTGGCGGCGAGGAAGTCGTAGCCATCGACCAAGAAGAGTGCCGAGCCGCTGCCGAATTTGTTGCCGGCCATCAATTACACCGTGTCCTTCTGCACCGGCGCCGGCGCGACTGGCGTCGCCTGGGCAGGCGCAGCGCTGCGGGCCGGCGCGGGCGCGATCAGTCCGCTCGCGAGCAACTTTCCCAGCGCATCCGAGACGGTCCCGCCGTGTTTCCCGGCGGGCACGCGCTCGCAGGTTTGTCCGACGTCGGCGACCGTGCGATCCTCGATGTCGCTCAGACGGACGACCGCGACAAAGTCCTTCCCGTTCAACTCAGTCACGCCACACCTCATCCAAGAATTCATGGCCGCACACCGAACACACCGGATGCGCCACGCCGAATCCGCACGACGCCGTGCGTTTGCTGGCCGCGGCGCCGCATTGGGGACACGCGCGATCGGACCGCTTGCGCGCCGGGCGCCCTTGCGGATCCACGATCACCGGCTGGCGCTCGTCGTCCGCCATCAGGGCAGCTCCTCGACGTACAGGCGGTGCATCGACACGAGCTCCCGACACTTCACGCCGTTCAATTCCTGGTCGTGCAGCGGCAACGTGGCGTCGTGGAACGGCTCCTGGCCGGCCACCTTGTAGCCGTTGACCACGAGCACATCCGTCGCGGAGACGAGCGCGATCGCGCGCGCGATGGCCGCGTGGGCGTTCGTGGCGCCCGCATAGGCGCTGAACACGTGAAGCCGGATCTCGACCTCCGGCAGGGCCCCGACGCCTGGCTTAGTGCCGAGGCCTCCGAACTGCTGCGACTCGAGGACCTCGATCCAGAGGAAGTCGAACTGGGGCGATTCCGGTACGTCCGTCCGCACGCCGCCGGCGAGTAGGGTGTTCAACGCCTGGTCGCTCGACAAGAGGCCGTAGAAGCACGCGGAGACCGGACCGAGCGGCGAGTAGGTCGGGGCCATTACTGGACGACCTCGCTTGCCGAGAGGTTCATGTACGCGAGATCGTCATCAGGCAACGGCGCGTCGATCTCGAGTGTGTGCGCGGGACTGTTCGGCGGCCAGCTCGGCGTCCACAGCAGCCGCATCGTCGGCGAGACGTCCACGCGGCGCCGGATCTGGACCTGATACATCGCCTTCGCCTCGATGGCCTGCAGCTGCAGCTGCTCGCGAGCGCTGAGCGCAGTCACTTCAGCCCAGACCGTGTCGAGCGTCACCCAGTTGGCTCGTCGGCCGCCCTCCGCGTCGCTGGTGTACACCGCGGCTGGCGCGCCAGTGGCCGGCGTCACGACCGCACCGTCGACTGTGTACGAGAACGTCGCGGGGTCGATGACGGTCACCTTGACGCGGCCGTTGTAGCCGACCTGGTTGGCGCCCGATATGGTGACGTAGTCGTTTGTCAGAAACCCGTGTGGCCCCACCGTCGTCGCGGTCGCGACGATGCCCACGCGCGTGATGCTGCTGATGGTGATGGCTGGCCACACGTTATTCAGGATGGCCACGCGCTCGCGCAGGGCGCCGACGGAGAGGCCGCTGCCCATTACCCGAGCCCCACAATCCGATCGCTGATCAACGCGTCATAGCCGAGCGGGTACAGGTCCGGCGAGTAGCGCGCGGCGCCGCTCGTGACCGCCTCGCGGTGGAAGTTCCAGTGGCCGAGCAGCAGCGCGATCGCATGCACGTAGCGCGATGGGACGCCCAGTGAGGCGACGGTCAGGACACCAGTCGCCGGCGTCGCCGGGTTGTTGGCGACCGCGTAGGTGAACGTGGCCGCACCCGTGACGGTCACCTGAAATGTGCCGTTGTAGTCGGCCTGGTCGGCGCCGAACACGGTCAACTGCTGATTGCTCGCGTAGCCGTGCGGCGCGACGGTCGTCACGGTCGCGACGGCGCCGACGCGTGTGATGGACGCGATCGCCTGCGCCACGCCGCTGTAGCCGGCCGTCCAACGCACTTTGCCGCCCTGCTGCCAGCGGACGCCCGTCGGCCAGATCTTGCCGGGCACCAGAATCACGCGCCCCGGCTGCGAATACGTGTCGAGGTAGTACGTTGATGGATCGACGACCGTCTCGAGGCCGGTCAGCAGGTCGAACGATGACAGGCTGGCCACGCTGACGAGCGGCGGACGCGGGAGCTCGATGTAGCGCTCGATCGGGAACTGGTCGAACGTCATCTCCCAAACGGTCTGAACGAAGGTCCGGTTGGTGTCGGTCTCGACCTGCCGGCGCGCGGCCGGTATGGTCCGGTCGAACCACGCGTCCTCATCGGTGAGGCCCGTGCGCAGATGGAGCTTGGCTTCAGCGCGGCTCAGGGGTTCGAACGCGGGTGGCGTAATCTCTCTCGGCTCGGAACGCGGCGTGTCGCGCCAGAAGCGCGGACCCTCACGGAGGCGGCTGCTGGAGCCGTCAAGTCCGCCGTAAGGTACCGGAAGCCACTGGTCGTACATTGCTCACGTGCTGGAGTGACTACGTGCGGGCGGCGGTGTTTTCCGGCTTCGGATCGTCGCGGACCAGCGTGGCCATGCCTTCTTCGATCCAGGCCTGCGCGACCTCGGCGTCGATGTCGACGACGTCGCCCGTCGCGTGGCCGACCGCGCTCGCGGTCGTGCGGCCGGCGATGGAGGTCAACATCTTGATCCTGAGCGTGCGCTTCTTGTCGGCGGCCATCTCTCTGCTCTCTTTCGTTGCGGGCGTGCAATTCGAGCGGCGCGCGCGCCGCCCCCATCTGTTCTGGGATCTCTTACTGACCCTGGTAGTAACTCGCGTACCACGTCCACGCGATGTGCGCGGAGGACGCGGGTGCCGTGAAGGTCGTCGCGACGCCGGCCGCGGCGCTCTTGTAGCAGCCCGTCCCGGGCGTCTGCGTCGGCAGCGCGATTTGAATGCCGGAGTCAATGCTTACGGTCGCCGGGAAGCTGGCCTTGACGGCGAACGCGTTGAAGTTGGTCGACGTCGACACCTGGTTGCTGATGGCACCGCCCGTGCCGTCGCTGTTCAACTCGAATGCCAGCGAGCAGATGTAGTTGAAGAAGTTCGGATTGCTCGGCGCCGGAATCGTCAGCACGGTCGCCACGTTGACCGCGCCGGTCGCGCTGATCGGCGTGAGGGGCCAGTAGCCAGTGACCAGCTGCACGGGCACCGTGTTGCCGTTGCCGTTCCCCGGCGGGTTCTGCGCAGCCGCCGGCCGCACGGCCAGCGTGGTGACGAAGGCGACGAGGAGCGCGAGCGAGGTGAACAAACTAGAACGGCGCATGGAGATCTCCCTCTTGTTAGAGAATCGAATCACTTGCACGCGCCAGCCGCGCGCAGCAGCGCGTTACACGGCGGCGCGATAAAGCCCAGGAAGCCACGCGTGAATGTGACGGTCGCCGTCCCGGATCCCCAAGTGGCGGCCCTCGCGCGGACCGCGGTAAATCCGGCGTTCTGGATCACTTGCAGACCGTTCGTGTTGGCCTGCAGCATCGGCGCGCCGGTGCTGACGTTGGCGACTGGAACCGCCTGCCAGTTCGTTCCGTTGTCGACGGTGGCTTCGAAGACGACGGTTCCCGACCACGCGCCCGTGAGTTGGATCGTTTCGCTGGCGATGCCAACGAGCGAGATCGTCACGGCGTCGCTGGCCTTCGCGAGGGATCCAGTCGTCGGGTCCTGCGCGCGCACCTGTCGCGCCAGACCCACGAAGAAACACGCCGTGAGCAGGGCCGCGATGAGTCCGTAGGACAGCCGACGATCGGCCTGATCGCGGGACGTCATTCCTGAGACTCACCGGTCTTCGACGACGCGAGCTCGTCCGTCGGTGAGCCTGCCGGCTTCTCGTCCGCCTCGGCGTGAGCACCTGCGGCCGCCGGCGCCTCGCCGGCGAGGTCAACGCCGTAGATGGTTACTGGATCCTGCCAGCGGATGGGATCCGTCGCGTCGGCGGCGTGCGCTTCCGCGAGGCCGTCAGCGATCCAGGCCTCGCCATGCGCCTGATCGACGTCGACGACATCGCCGTACTTCAGCGAGCCGTGGAAACCTGAGACGCTGCCGCGCATGATGATGAGCATTACGACACCGTCACTCCGGAGGCGTTCGCGTTGAGAATGTCCGCCTGGATCACGGCGACGTGGTTCGTGCTCGAGCCGCCGCCGCGCGCGATCGTCACCTGCACCGTGAAGGTCTGGGTGGCGCTGTTCGCACCGGTCATCGACGTGACGCTGTACGCCAGCGTGACGGTCGTCGCGCCGGCGACGCAGGCCGAGCCCGTGTCCGCCAGCGTGGTCGCGGTGGCAACCGTCGCCAGACCAGCCGTGCGCGTGAGGACGATCTGTCCGTAGGCGGTCGCGGTGCACTCGTTCGCACCGACGGCACCGCCGGCACCGAGCGTGGCGTTGATGATGATCGGGATCGTGGCCGAGTGTGCCGCGTTCGGGACCGTGACCGTCAGGACGTCGGTCGCCGTGTTGTTGGCGATCGCGGTGACCGTCTTTGCCAGAAGGCCATCGACGCCGGCGCCGCCAGGCGCGCCGTTGCCACCGAGATACAGCGGCGTCTTGACAGCGAGCGTGCCGCCAGACTCGATCGAGATGGTGCAGCCGTTACCCGCGTGGAAGCCTGCGCCGCCCTGATCGAAGAAGCAGGCGACGTTCTGAGCAAAAGCTCGGGCTGGCGCGGTCGTCGCCAGACAGGCGGCCACAAGCGCCGCGGTCACCGATGCGACAAGAATTTTCCGCATGAATCCGATACTCCTTCTTCGACGAAATCGGGAACGAGCGAGCGTCGTGCTCGCTCGTCCATGGACCAACCGATCGGCTACTGGCGTTTACGCGACTGCGCCTTCGGCAGGCGCCATCGCCTGCGCGAGCGCAACCGTCGCCGCCTGCACGATCGGCAGATTGCGCGCGTTGTACTGGATCGCGACGACCGAATCGACGGTCGTGTTCGCACCGGCGCGGATGACCGCGCAGCGCACGAACTGCTTCACCGGGCGCTGGACGTCGACGAGCAGCGTCTTCTGTCCTGCCGACTTGGTGCCGAGCAGGTCCTGCACGCCGCCGAATCCGATCACGCTGTCTTCCTGTGCCTTCGCGAAGTTGCCGGCATTCGAAGTGCCGAGCTTCACGACGAACAGGACCGAGTCGAAGCCGGTCATGTCCAGAATCGTCGAATCGAATTCCGTCCCAGCTGAGCCCTGGGCATCGTCGACCGTGACCTTGAAGTTGTCGCTCAGGTATCCGGGTGCTTCCATGTCTATGCCCTCGTCAAAAAGTGACTGTCGCGATGTGGCGCAGCGTCCGCACTACGTCGCGCTGTTCTGCAGACCCTTGATCGGGTCCTGACCCGGATTCGCGTAGCCGCCATCGGCACTCTGGAACGCGAGGAAGCCGACCTGGCCGGACTCCACGTAGAGCTCGTTGATGCGCACGATCGTGATGCCCTTGATGCGGCGGATCTTGTAGTAGCGGTGATCGCCGAAAGTTGACCACACGGCGCTCGCGGCCATCGCGGGCATGTCGTTGTTGGGCACGACTCCGTACCCGGCGAGCTGCACCGGCTGCCCGTTCTGCACGTTGCCCATCTCCGGCCAGAGGTACCGACCCTGACCGTCCTTCGCCAGGCGCAGCGTGAGGATCGAGCTGTCGTTCATCATCCA